TGTTCATTTAATATAGTATCTGATATCTGTTGATTCCAATATCTTATTTCTTGTATAGTAAAATGATTTAAGGATGCGGTATCACCAAATCTTAATGTTGAACCTGATTCCCAAATATTATCATATGAACCAACACTTTCAGAAACAGATGATGTTAAATCAGTTGTTATTTTTTCATATTTAGATTGTTTTAAATATACATCAATATTATTAGTAGAATCATTATTAACTAATAATAAAGTTATAAAATCATCATTATAACCATAAAAATCATTTATAGCATAAGAACTTGAAGCATATAATTTTAAATTTGCTTTCTGTGAACTTGATAATGGTCTTTCAATTGATAATTTCATTATATATTAACTCAATTCTAATAATGTTTCTTCATGTGTATCACTATAATCATAATCGGTATCAAATTTAATTCTAAATTCTAATGCCTTTGGATATTCATCATTTAATTTACCCCAATCAATTTCTAAATATGTATCAGTTACATTATTAAAATTCAATCCATATTTAAAACTTTCATCTTGAAATGTTGGTTTTATATCATCATTATCTAAATTTGATACACCAAATTCTTTTACTCTAAGTATTGAATCAGGAATACCATAACATGATAATAATGCTTGTACACTTTTTTTAGTACCCTTTGTTTTTAATATTAATGGTAAATTATTTATTACTCGTTTCCATATTTCACCTGTTAATTCAAGTTTATTTTTAGTATCTAATGAATTATTCCATGTTATGGGTGAACCTATATCAGTTGATCCTAATATATAATCATATAATTCTTTTGAATTTAAATCTGATTCTAATTTCCAACCAAACATTTCTGCTATATATGGTAATAATTGTAATGATGTACCATCCTTTGGATGTTGTTCAAATGAGAATATACCTTCTTGTAATTCTTTAATATATAACCAAATTAAATCAAAATGTTGTGCCATCATATTAATAAATAATAAAAAACTTTCATTTTCATCATCTATTTTAATAAATTCAGGTATATTATTAACCAGTGCATATACATTTTCCCTATCATAATCTGATGCTGAAGTATGTAACCCATTAAAATAAGCTATACCTTCAGATGAAGTAACACTATATAATGCATTTGTTAATGATGCAGATATTGTTAATTGATTATTTTCAGTATTAGGTAATGAATATGTTGTATTCCAATCTTCTAATTTTGATTCCCATGTTCGTGTACTTAATGTAGTATTTTTAGGCCATATATCATATGATCCTGTTACATGTGTATATAATGAACCACTTGTATCATAATATAAATGTTGTTCAAATCCATCAAATGAATTTAATACTTCATTTCTTTTATTATATAGTTCAGTTATATTTGTTGGAATTATTGAACCTGATATATTAGTTATATTATATAATTCAGTTTCATAGTATTCCAATTCCTGTAATTTATATTTGAAATTAATAACTCTTTCTTTAGCAGAACTAAAATGAATAAAATTATTAAAGTCATTATATTGTATATTTAACTTAACATTTTCAAATTGATTATTTAATACTTGATCAAGTACACTTAATTTGCTTCCTAATAATGTATTCCAATTTTCGTAATCAGTTGCAATACTAACATTTTCATTTACATTAAGATCAAAATTAGGCATTAAAAATACTTCATCTTGTTTTTGTACTAATTCATCTAATATTAATATCTTTTCATTTACAGGATAAGCCCATTCATATACTATAGTACATTGTTCCTTTGATTCAATATAATTTTCAAGATCATTATATGATTTAATATATAATGTCCGTTCATTTTTAATTTCAATATTAGTACATTGAACAAGTTTATTATTTTTAAAATTCAAAACAAAATCTTTAGGATCAAATTGCTCTAATATTGTTAAATCATATAGTTCTCTTGATTTTAATTCTATTTCATTTCCATTTACTCTGCTCACATAGAATATAGGTAAAATGTTTCTAAAGAAATTTAAATTAATTTTAAATTCACCACGAGTTATTTGTAAATTTTCAAATATAGCTTTCAAATTAACATCAATACTATTTAAACTTGTATCAACTGGCTTAACTGATTTCCAGAACAATTTTAAGACATTTTGATCAGACATTATATGATTCATATTTAAGTCATATAAATGAAATTCTAATATATCATCATTAGTTAATCCAAAGTCTGTATTATATACAGTTGAATTAAATAACTTATAATCAGCATCATTATATCTTGTATTATTATTTATCATGAATCAGTAATCTTTTTTAATTCAAATTTATATTGTGAATTTTTCTTCCTTACCTTATCAACATCATTCATAAAATCTTTATCTTGTGATAATTCTCCTATATCATATGAATAATATGATTCACTTAATTTAAAAGTATTTGTACTTTTAACTCTTTGCCAAGCAATTAATAAACCACCATGCATTATTAGATAAAAATCCTTACCATAATTCTTTATTAAATTATCATCAATTAATAAATTATACATATCCCTATGAATAAGATTATGTGAATCATCTACAACAAACAAATTACCTTTAGGATCACTTATACCCCTAATATACGGTTCCATCCTAGTAATAGTCTTTGGATTTTTATACATTCCTATATCATATAACCCAGGTGCTATTATGCTTTTTAAAAACTCCTCATTTAATATGTCTAATAATTTAATCATATGTTATTTAAAATGAAACGGTTTTGCCTCTCAAATCATTATTTTTGTATTTTACTTCAAATATACTAGGGTCTTTAGCTGGATATATAACACCATTTTTAGTAGCATTTTTTATATCATATAAATTACCTGAATATCCATCTGTTTTATTATACATATTAAAGAATTCAATATTTGATATTGATTGAACACCTGCAACAGAATTTAATTCTTTATATACATTAGATATAATAATGGGTTGATTTATTTGCCATTTATCTATATCAAAATAATCCTTTAATTTCTTAATACAATTTAATAATACTTCATTGGCATTATAATTCCTAAATGATATAATATCAAAATTAATTCCTATATTAATAATAAATGCATTTTTAATAATAACAGTATCAGTTAACATCCTATATTCACCTAAATAATTTTTCAAATTTAATTTGGTTGCAGAATTTAAATTAACCAATTTCTTATTATTATCATATCCTAATAAATACAATTTTAATGTATATGGATCAACACCTTCTGTATTAGTTCTTATATTATAATCCTTATCAATATACGCTTTAGCAATAGAACCATATTTAGCAGGTAATGAATAACATCTAATTATATAATCTTCTTTTGTTACTGTTCTATTTTGTGCAGCAAAGTTAGCCATTGCATTATGTCTGATTTCTTCAATTGATTCCTTATCCTTTGCACCTGTTGCTGTTGAGGTATTAATACATGCTACTGATGCCTTTGTTTCAGTTAATGTACTGGCATTAATAGTTGAATCATCATAATCAGTAAATGTAATGGTACTAATTTGATTTAATGTATTAGTTGGTACATTATCACTTATTCCATTACTTGTTAAATACCGTATAGTTAATGTTGTATCTGATGGTGCAATACCATATGTTTTTGTATATAAGAAATTAGATGGATCAATTGTATAATCAATGCTTGAATTTATAACACTTAATGAATTACCAATGTTACTAGGATTAGGAATTATTTCTTCATCATATTCAGATGATATACCTGAACCAAATTGTATTTCAAGTTTATTATCTTTATTATACCTTGTAATAAATTTCCTTGATGTTTTTAATGTCTTTAATAAATAAGGTGTTTCATTATAATAATGATATGTATCAGGATCATTTATTTGTAAATTAGGCAATGATTCAAATATAGTTGTTTGTGCTAAATATGGAACTTCATACCATTTATTACCATCTGAATCATATATATCTAAAATTGATATAATATCAGTATTATCTAATATAATTTTATCATATGGTTTAGGGTCTGTAAAATCATATGTTGTAGTATTAATTGTACCTGATGTTGCTTTAACCTTTTTATTCAATAAATAATATAATGGTTCGCCTGATCCATCTGATGAATATACTGATATATTAGTAGGACTTAATGATGAAGAAAAATTAAAATCAAGAATATCTTCTGTTCTAAATTCAACATCAGCATATGTACTACTACCTATAACCATGTTTTCATTTATTTTCAATGCATACTTCCAATCAGGTTTATTATCATTACCTGTACCTGTTGCAGGTATTAATTGATATATATCCATATCAACTTGTGATGGGATTTTATTACTTGCTTTATAACCTAAGAAATATGCTAATGGTAATATGTTTTTTCTTTCTTCTGCATATTGAATAAAATGTTCTTTAAATTGTGCATCCATTTGAAAAGATAAAACATCACCTATATATGATGCCATCTCAATGAATAACATACCAGGGTCAGTTTCATTAAAATCATTATAAAGATTTGGGAAATAAGTCTTAGAAAAATTAATTAAATTAGTCCTAAAACTTGAAAAGTCTTTACTTAAATATTTTATATCTTTACTAATTTCAGCCATCTTATTTAACTTTACTTTTATATTCTAAAAATTTATATCCTACTACTTCTGCAACATTTTTAATATATCGTTTCCATATCTCTTCACCATTATCACTATCATAGAAACTTGAACCTTTAACAACATCATTTGAATATTCAGGATAATCTTCAAGAGTAGAAAATTGTATATCATTAACAACATGATTCAATACTTTATATCCTATTAAACGTGCTAATTTATGTACTCTTGTTGTATATTGTGCTTTATTAGCATCTAATCTAACAGGCCCATCATCTGGTTCAGCACCTGTTGATGTTGTAACTTCTCTTATTACCTGTTTAATACTGAATGTTTCAAAAAACTTATTCAATTCTTTGTTTGTTACTTTCATATCCTATCAATTATTCCTGCATCATTTTTTAAATCATTATATTCTTCCCACCAACGTTGTAATGTTAATTCATTTATTCTATATACAGATACACTTGATGTATACCAGCTATATGAATTACCTAAATCAAAATAATAGTAACCCTTGCCTTTTACTAATCTTTCTTTAACACCCTTTGCTTTGAGCATCTTATTAACCGTGGCAATAGATTTAGGAATTATTGACATATCAATGCCCTCATTTAATATATCTATTAACTTTATCATCATATTAATAATTAATTGAAAAATTTAAATTTTAGTTTTAACAACATATTAAATTGATGTACATCATTTGCAACATCATAACTATATACATATAAGTTATCTTTTTTATCTTGTAATGCTGCAGTTAATCCAAAACCTATATTTTTCTTTACATGATTCATATCTGAAAAATCAGTTGTTCCTGTATTTAAAAATCCACCAACATATAACTTTCGTTTTAATGTATTAATA